GACCCGGCCTTTGACCCGGTCAAGGAGACAGGGGCGGCCGCGACAGGCTTTGGTTATGTGCACGAGACTGCGGACGGGTTAGCCCGGCCCTTCGGTTGGATGGACTGCGTCGGGGTGCTGTCGGCCATTCCGTCAGCGCGGGCTAAGTCGGTTAGCTTCGATGACTTCCTGCGGGATGCGGGGGCATGGGCTACTAGCGGATCGTCCAGCTACGGCAAGCTGTTTTACCGCGTCGATGGTGAGATGCACCACACTAAGGCGCGCAAGCTGATGCTACCCTACGTCACCGACCCCGGTGTGTTGCGCCAGCTGGCCAGGCGTGCGAACGTGTCGACCACAGTGGCGGTGATCAAGAGTGAGCTCGCCAAGATCCGGATTGCTGTTGCTGGTGATCTGGGCTACTACCTCATCTGGGCATACCTGCACTTCCTGTCCGGTGACGTCTACGACCAGTGGCCAGGAGTCACGCTTGCTGAGAGTCCCGAGGCCGAGCTACGGCGCATGGCTGCCATGCAGAAAGCAGTCTGCGCCGGCGGGTACGGCGCTCCCTTTGACTTCAAGAGCTTCGACAAACAACCGACTGACGCTGAGCTGCTCGCAATAGCGCAGATGCTGGCGCAGCCTGCTTTAATGACTAGGCCGGAAACAGAGCCGTGGATCGTGCAGAACGCCCTGGCTGGTATGATCAACTCGACCCTTGCCACGCCTCCCGGCGTCGGCCAGGTCCAGATCGTATTCGCGGTGAGAAACCAGCTGCCCTCCGGCATCGCCATCACCTCTGCAGTGGGCAACGCGTTCAACTGCGTAGCTTCCGAGAGCACGAACAGGCTAGTCGAGGCGTGGACTGGCATGTCAAGACAGCTCTGGCTGACCGACCTGGCCCTACGCGGCGACGACAGCAGTTTTGTCGTTGTGCACGTGGCGTTCGCTCTGCTCCTTGCGCTCGCTGGAGCGGCCCTCAAGTACGTATACGCCCCCGGCAAGGTGGCTGTTATCGCCGGCGCTACCGAGCTTCTGCGCGTACACTACTCCATCCACGGTGCCCGTGGCTACCCAGCTCGCATCATTCCTAGTCTGAGCCAGCGTAAGCCGTGGTCCAACGAGCCCTGGGACGCTGAGGGTGTCATCCGCGCCTGGTGGGCCACCTGCGCTACGTTGCAGCGTCGGAGATGCCGCGGCATGTGGCTGTTCGAGCGTCTGCGCAAGCGCTGGGGCCAACTGAGGCGTCTGCCGCCGGAGAGTGCCAGCACATCGCCGCTTAACGGCGGGTTGGGTTTAGGGCAGCCGCCCAACTGGCTGACCTTCGTGACGCCTGCCCTGCACACGACCCCGGCCTTAGAGGGTGTCCACATCGAACCTGCTCCTTGGTCTCAGCAGCTGGTACGCGACAAGTTCAGACGCGGCGGTTACGCCCTGTCAGCCCAGGAGACACGCCAGCTTACCACCGCGGCTGCGGTCGCCACGCTCAGCACCGTTGATGCCATGACCGCAGCCTCCGTGGCCAAAGACGCCTACGCGCGTGGCCTGTTGCTTACGCGTGTGCGCATCACACGCCCCACCACGCTTAGCGTCGGCTACCAAGATTATCTCTCCGGGCTGTGTGATGCCATCGCCGGTTGCCGGACGCTCGACCCTTGGAATGACCTGCCCATGCTGGTGGGCTCTACCAGCATGGGCAGTGAGTGGCGAGAGACCGGCGCCGTAGTGCTAGCCAAGGACATGTCCAGGCTGCGTTCTCAGTCTATCCGCCAGCTGCTGCCGCCTATCCTATGGGCCAAGGCGCAGGCGAAGGCCCAGCGGTTCAGGGTCGGCCTGACCGTTGCTCTGGACTGGCTTACTGGCTCACCACCTGCTGCTAGTTACGCTTGGTGCCATCCCAACATTGCGAGTGTGGCAGCCCGGCTGACGTGTGCCGCGGTGGAGAATCACGTGGGCATGGGCGACGTCGCTCGCCTGGGCTTTGGAACGGTCTTCTCGCACACCGCGTGGATGATCGGCCACACCTTGGCGGAGCATCCTTTTCTAGGCCCGCTCTATAGGTGGTAGATGCCAGCTCTTCTTTTCCTTTCTTCTTCCCCCTAGGCGGGGCTTTATTTATCTCACGTTCGTGTTTACATATTACAGTGCATATCGGGTTTTACCCGGGCAACGGGGCCTCATGAAGAGGTAAAGTAGTGGAGAAACCAACTCCGGCAGGATCACCGCACGATCCGG